ACAGCGATAGCGGCGGCAAACTTTAATCACATTGAAGCAGAATATGATGCGACATCAAAAAGAATTAAAATTAAACACACATTAGGTGGAAACATTTACTTCTCAGATGAGAATGGTACACCAATGTCTGACATTGGATTTACTAGTGCAAATGCAAATTCATATGGTAGTAATTCAGATCTAACAACAGACAAAATTAATAATTTTTATGTTGCACCTACAGGTGATAAAGATGATTATTCAACTGTACAACTTGGTGATGGATCTAGTTTAGATGAAGCAGAAAGAACGTTTGCATTTATGGCATCCAATTGGGAGCCATTAGAAAATCTTCCAGACTCTGGAACAACTTTTACACCAATTCAAAGTGTATCAACACCAAGCAAAGAGCCTGCAGATGGACAACTTTGGTACAACACAACTGTTGACGAAGTTGATATCCTTATTCACAATGGAACAGCATGGACAGGTTATCAAAATGTTTCATCTGATGCAAGAGGATTTAATCTAGGTACCACAGACCCAAATGGTCCACAAGTATCAGCAACTGAACCGACTACACAATCAGATGGCACAGCACTTGCAGATGGTGACCTTTGGTTAGACTCATCTGATTTAGAAAACTATCCAAAACTTTACAGATATGATAGTTCAAAAAATGATGGTGAAAACTTTGTTTTAATTGACAACGGAGACCAAACTGGACAAGATGGCATATTGTTTGCAGACTTTAGATTACATTCAGATGGTACTAAAGATGTAATCACAGAAGAAACTTTAATTACTGACTTACTAACATCAACTTACTTAGATATTGATGCCCCTGAACCGGCATTATATCCAAAAGGAATGTTAGGATTTAACCTAAGAAGATCAGGTTATAATGTTAAAAAATTCAGAAATTCCTACTTCTCAAGAACAAATTTTGCTAGTTCAGTAACTTACCCTACACTACCAACTGAAAAAGATGCATGGGTAAGTGAATCACCACTAAAACATGATGGTTCACCTTACATGGGCAGAAAAGCACAACGTAATGTAGTTGTTCAACAACTGAAATCAACAGTTGCTTCAACCACTGCATTGAGAGAAGAGCAAAGAGAATTTAACTTACTAGCGGCTCCTGGATATCCAGAACTGATCAGTGATTTAGAAACACTTAACGCAGACAGAAAAGACACAGCGTTTGTAGTTGGTGACACACCATTTAGATTACCGGCCACATCAACAGATGTAACAAACTGGGCAAACAACACAGCAGGCGCGGCAGACAATGGCGAAGATGGATTACTATCCACAGACAGCCAAACAGGTGTTTACTATCCTTCAGGATTAACAACTGCATTGACTGGAAAATCTGTTGTAGTACCAGCGTCACACATGATGTTGAGAACGATTGCGTTTAATGATCAAGTGGCATTTCCATGGTTTGCACCAGCAGGTGTTAGACGTGGTAAAGTTGACAATGCATCAGCTGTAGGTAGTATCAATTCAGAAGGCGAATTTGAAACTACTAACGTATCAAGTGGATTAAGAGATTCATTATACAGTGTTAATGTTAACCCTATATCATTTGTAACCGGAACTGGCTTAACAGTGTTTGGACAAAAAACAAGACAACTTACACAGTCAGCATTAGATAGAGTGAATGTTGCTAGACTAGTTGCATTTGTGAGATTGAACTTAGATAAAATTGCTAGACCATTTATATTTGAGCCAAACGACACACTTACTAGAAATGAAATCAAACAGTCAGTTGAGTCATTCTTGTTAGAATTAACTTCACAAAGAGCATTGTTTGACTTTGCAGTTGTGTGTGACGAAACTAACAATACTCCTGGAAGAATTGATAGAAATGAACTGTATGTTGATGTGGCAATTGAGCCTGTCAAAGCAGTTGAGTTTATATTCATTCCAGTAAGATTGAAAAACACTGGAGAGATAGGAGCCCTTTAAAGGCGTAACAAAGAGATTACTATAGAGTATAGTAAATACAATTAGGAGAAACAAATGGCAATATCAACACTTTCAAAATTTACAGTACCACTAGCAAGTGATCAGTCAGCAAGTTCACAAGGCTTGCTAATGCCAAAACTACAGTATCGCTTTAGGGTGATACTTGAAGGTTTTGGAGTATCAACTCCTAGATCGGAACTTACAAAACAAGTTGTTGATGTTACAAGACCAAACATCACTTTTGATCAAATCACACTTGATGCTTATAATTCAAGAGTGTATTTGGCAGGTAAACACACTTGGGATCCTATTACACTTAACGTTAGAGATGATGTTAACAACGAAGTAACAAAACTAGTTGGCGAACAATTACAGAAACAATTTGATTTCTTTGAACAATCATCAGCTGCATCTGGAATTGATTACAAATTCACAGGCAGAATTGAAATGCTAGACGGCGGTAACGGTGCTGATACAGCAAACATTCTAGAAACTTATGAACTATACGGTTGTTACTTAGACAATGTACAATATGGTACAATGGCTTATGCTACTTCCGACCCGGTACAAATCACAATGTCAATAAGATATGACAATGCTATTCAAACCCCTAGGGGCACAGGCATTGGCTCAGACGTTGCAAGAACACTAGGTACCGCGGTTACAGGTGGCGGATTATAATCCACCCACTTTTTAGTTCAATAAATATCTTATATGAACTTTAGGAATAACTTTCTTGACCAATTAGTCAACGGTGATACAATGAAAGACTACAAACATGCGTCTCGTTTGTATCTTGATGAAGCATTCCGATTAGCTCCAAAGAATAAATTTTTATATCATGTGGTGTTTGGCATTAATCCAGCTGCCGCAGGCAACATACTAAATCCTTCGAAGGGCGAGCAGATAGAACTAGGAATGTTAGTGAAGTCTATTGATCTACCGCAATATACTTTCAACGTTGAAATGAAAAATCAATACAATTTTAAAAACTATGTACAAACTGGAGTAACATATAATCCTGTTGCTGTAACTTTACATGATGATATGGGTGATGTGGCTGCCGCATTCTTTAAATCTTATTATCAACACTACATGACTGATACGAATCATCAGGATACAGAATATAACAGAATTAAATTTGATAATTTCCAAACTCTAAACCCAAGTTATGGTAGGTGGGGAATGGATACTGGGAATGATGAAAGATTTTTTAATTCTATCTCAGTGTTTCAACTACACAGACAAAGATTTACAGAATACAAATTGTTAAATCCACTCATTAATGACTACAACAACGGAACTTTAGATCAAAGTGATGGCGGTGGTATAGCCGAACACAGTTTTTCAATTTCGTATTCAGGAGTCATCATAAATGCAGGAGCTGTACGAAAAGATAATCCGCAAGGATTTGCTACATTGCATTATGATAATACTCCGTCACCAATTTCGCCATTAGGCGGAGGAACAGATAGTATTTTTGGAGTAGGTGGAGTGTTAGCAGGAATATCTTCAGCATTTGGATTAGCAGGGTCTGGAAACTTTTTGGGTGCTATACTACAGGGAGCAAACGTATATCAAACAATTAAACGTGGGAAAGCAACCAGAAATGTTAAATCAGAATTATTTGGTCTAGCTGGTGATTTTTTAAGAGGAGCAACAAATAATTTAGGAGCTACTAGTCGGCCAGGAGTAAATTTTCCAAAAGATACTAGAAGAAGACGACGAGAAGCATTGCCAATTGATTCGCAACTTAATAATATCATAGCAACTTCACAAAAAACTGTAAGCGAAGGTGATATTAATTTAACACCATCACAAGTAACAAATTATCTAAGCTTAGACAACAATGCTAAAGAAAAATTTGCTAAGTTTGAAAGTTTTAGAAGAGCAAACAACATAGCAATCAACTCTGTAGACACTGAATGGAATAAACTTACAGAATCTCAAAAGAATACCTATTTAAATAATGCTCCGGCAGATGCAAAATTACTGCTAAAAAAACAAAAATTAATTTATTCAGTAGACAAGCAAAAGTATAATGCAGTTGTAGCACAACAAGGCAACAGCACTGTGGTTCAAGATACGACGTCAACAAGTAAATCAGTTGAACCATCAGTTAGCACAACATCAACAACGAAAGAAGGATATTAATGTCTTATAGATCAGCAAATTCGGCAAACACACCCGGCGCAGTAGCACAAAGTTTATCAAATGTTGGTATTACGTCTGCTACAGGTGATCAAGCCACTGTGCAATTTTTATCAGGCCTAGGTGACGCACCAGTAGATTTGAATGCAGGCGAATATGATGCTTGTATTGCTTTTTTTACTAAAAAAGATTATGATAGAACAGCGGCAGAATCGATTGCATATGTGTTAGTGCGACAGGCAAAGATAGA